GGGGGAACACCACGCCCTGCCATCCGGGGGTGATCCCGTCCTGGTACGCTTCATCCCATCCGTTGATGTGCGCCAATCGTCCCGCTTGCTGCCCATCGAGCGCCAGATTCACGCCGCAGATCGCAGAGATCGTGGACATTGCGTTATTCAGATCGTTCTCAACCAGACTGAAAGCAGCTTCCGGTCCCACGTTCTGAACGCGAATTTGTTCGAGAAATTCAGTGACGTTCACCTCATAGAACCGGGGGGTGAACACCTCAGACGTAAGTGTCGAGGGCTTCGCGAGATTGAACGGAGCGCCTTGAAGGTATGCGCCACCATTCAGCGGGGCATAGTTAAATGCTGCCCTCATGTCCCGTCCGCCGGGGAACACTGTGAGCGCCGTTTGTCTGAAGTAAGCTGTTACCGGATCGCCACGGAAGAAGTTATCCGTGACTGCGTTGGGCCAGATGTACTCTTGTGTTGCGGCATCTAATTCACTAACGACTGGATCGGCCATTGTCTGTATCCTCCGAGCGACTGGCGTCGCTATTGGTTATGATGGGCATCACCCATTCCCGGAGGATACACTTCGAGCCTTCGGAATGAGATTAGCCGGACTTCGCACCTGCGGTGCCATTACTACTAACTGCCTGCTTCTGACGGTATGCTTCAGTCGCACGAGCCACAGAGGGAGATACGCCCATCCCTCGATGTGCTCCATCCTTCGCAGAGAACATAGAGAGGATATGCTTATTGCCCCCGTCATCGAGCCCGGTGTAAGGCGCACCAGATCCCTCGATCGCCCGCTCACTACGATCCCGGACCAGGGCTTCATCAACCGCAGCTTTAATTCTCGCATCCTCAGCAACCTTCGATAACTCTGTTCGCTTCGCATCGACCCCGTACTTCTTCGCCCAGACTTCCTCGATCGTGACAACTTTCGAGGAGCCTTGATTGGCATCGAGGGTAGCCTGTACGAGTTCATCCCGACTCAGCCGCGTACCGAACAAATCAAAATGCGCATCCGCGATATCGTTGATCTTCGCGATGTTCCGAGCGTTCTGGATGTACGTGTTCCCGATCGTGGAATCGAGATCCTCTTTCGACACATACTTCCGTTCAATGGGTGGCTGCTGGATTTGTTGCTGGATGAACTCAGTCTTCGCGACGGTAGCTTCCTCGGTCGTGATAAGCCCCTGGTTTACCAGTTCTCCCAATCGCGATTCGTATGCCTTCGCCTGCTTCTGTGCCGCGAGAAGCTGAGCGTTAGTCGCGTCGTAGAATTCCCTCACCCGCTTCTCTTCATTGGCCTTGAAGGTATCGTACGAATTCTTCGTCATGAGCGTGATCTTCCGCTCATTCTCAATCAACTGCTTCGCTTCCTGATCCTTCGCATTCAGTGTCTTCGAATACTCGCTCCTCGGCACCATCGTCTCGAAGAACTTGTTCTGCACTTCATCCTTCTCAAGCTCCGGCGACAACAGTTTCTTCGTGTCCTCACTGAGCGGTAGTCGATCCAGCCACTCTTTCAACTCCGGTTTGATTGGCATAAGCCATCTCCGTAGGTCCTTCGGGATGAATGCGTGTGCAACTTCATGCTGCACCTCAAACATCCCGAGCCGGACAAAATCACACTTGGGATAATCAACTTCGTAAGCCGGACACGCATCGTGCTAAGTATGAGAGGTATTAACGTTCGCACTCTTTGTGTCCTTTACTCCGTTGTATGAGCATCACATCCATGCGTGCTCATCCTTCTATCACTATCTCACATGCTTCTCATCCAAACGATGACCGTGGAGCGCTCGGGGTGGGCTGAGACGCTTCCACCGTCACCGCTTGGATGATATCGATGAGCCCCTGCGAGGCCCCTTGCATCGCTTCCAGAACACGGCGAATGGGCTCCGCAGCTCCGGGGAACTGTCCACTCAGCGTCATCAGGAAATCGGAGCTGTTTTGCAACCCCATCTGCATCTCCTGGAACATCTCGAATATGCCGCCATTCTGCTCCGCGACCCCTCCAGCCGCAGCCATCGGATCACCGGGCGGAGTGCCCGCTACCTCCCCACCTTCGAATCCCTGCTGGGGCGCGAACGCACCCTCCGGGGGCTGTTGGGCTGTGGGTTCTTCTGGGGTTGGAGCAAAGCCGCCCATATTACCTCGATGTCTTCCTACTCAGCTTCCTCGGCATCATGCGGGTCTTTGGCTTCCGTCCGAACGATCGATTCGAATCGGCAGCGGATTTGCCTTTTGTTTTATCCATCATGATCGATTCGCCACAGCCAGCTTTCACCGTGAACTCCTACGTGAACTCGACCGTTTCACTCTCGCGAATTCACTGCGTTTCTTATGCCCCGTCTCACTCAGGAACTCCCTCGCTACTTCCTTCGAGGGGCCATCCTTCACGCTGCCGTCCGCCGCCGCCCTCATAAGCCTGTATTGCTTCGCGCTCTTGATCGGCATCTACTCACTCGGCGTGGGCAGCTCCCGAATCCACTTCTCGATATCCACGTAGATCATGGGCTTGTAGTCCTCAACCCACTTCGCGAACTCGGACATCGAAGGGAGTACGCGGCCATCGGGGGTCTCAGTGTCGGGAGTGTTATATGCCTCCCGATACGATCCATCCGCAAGCCCGATCGCCATGTTCGTCATGTGATACGCACAGAGCGACACGCTGGGATTTCCGATCCATCCACTCCCAAGGAGGCTTCGATACTGGGGCTGTAGCTCCAGTTGCCGCAGTGCGGCCTCTCGGAGCGAGTAATCCCACCCACCCAGTGCATTCGAAGTCACAACTCCATCACTCTCATAAGCGAAGAGAGTAGGAGTTGGATCTCCTTCGGTTTTTGGAGAGGAGGAAGTCGCTTTCTTTTTCTTCGGCATAGTGTCCTTAATAAGGAACAGATTGTGCTGACAATCAAGCACTACACCACGGGTAGTGTCAAGAAGAATCTGCGCTGCGCGCTAATCCAGAGGCGACATTGGAACAATCTTTCCTCTCATCACATGCGTGCAATCGTCGGTGAAATCGAGCACTCCCCGCGACACCCACCCCGCACACACATCGGACCTTCGATCCTCATGTTCCATAATGAATCTGAACGCCGGGGAGAACGAGGGGTGCTCCATATCCTTATTGAACGCCCATCGACGACCTTCGGCGTCATTCACATTCGTAGGGAGAAAGTGACGGGAGCCACATCCGGGGCACAGGAACGCATACCCATGCAAGTCCCCCATGACCATCACCGGTTGGAGAAGTCGATGCTTATCTTTGGAGAGCAGGCGGTTGAAGAGGGATTTGTACGAGAGGCCCATCATTTCGATTCACTCACCGTAACCCTCGGGGCTCCCGCTTCATCCTTCTTCGTCTCCAGGTGAGGCGCTACTTCTCCGCTGGGTGGTCTCCCAACGTGACCCCCACTTCCATTCGCAGATGCCGCTTCCCCTGATCCACTTTGTCCACTCCCATTTTCGGACGTAGGTTGTTGCCCACCTCCCTCCGCCATGAGTTGATTCAACATCTGGATGATCGGGTCGAGCTGAGCTGCCATCATGACCTTCTGCGCTTCTATTTGTCCCTCCGCCTGTCCCACCATCTGAGACTTCATTTGGTCCACAGCTACCTGAACTTCGATCTTTTTCCATGCGGCCCACCTTTGTAACATCGTCGGGAGGGAGCCAGGAAGCTCCCCAAATTGATTCATCTCGAAACGTTCTGCGATCGTTTGCGGATCGATCGGGAACCGCTGATCCCTCCACAGCGCCAGCGCGAACATCTTCGATTTCGTCTGCGTGATCTGATGGAGGGAGCCCGGAACGATCTGCAACACGCACTCGCTCCTCGCCATCCGTGCGCGTTCCATATTATCCGGGATCAGGAACCGCCGATCCTCCCGCTTTCCTTTATCCATGAACCCGCTCGGGACCAGCATATCCCGCTTGAACTCAAAGTATTGCTGCCGCCCATCCGCCCCGAGGATCGCCATCTTCCGCTGATCGGGATAATACTGGTAGAACATCGACTTCACCTGCTCACCAAGGACCGTTAGCGGTTGCTCCATGCTCCGACTCATGTCTTCCACAACGGGGCCAGCAATTTCCTGTAGCTTGTCGAGCGTGTTGTCGCTCGGAATCTGTGCTGCCCTCGCGAGTGCCTTCATATCCGGAATCGCGAGCATGTGATCCATTTCGGCCACTAACAACTGGTGAAAGTCCAGTGGCGAGAGCCCAGCGGGCATCCCCGGCATCTGGATGAATTCGAACTTCTCCCCCAGACGAGTATCCAGCGGGATCTTCTGTCCAGGCACGCGAGGGTCGAATTTCTCGATATCCTTCCTCGCAGATCCGTTGGGATCGTACCCCACATGGGGGCGTAGAATCTGATTCACACAATCCTGATACGCACGCAGGTTGTTGTTGATCGCCTTCTGTATGCTCCAGCCATCATGAATGATCGAGTATCCAAGGAATTGATCCGGCCACTTATCCAGACAGAACTGCGCCAGCGGCACCTGTCCATGCCAATTGGTAGCTGGGCCATCACTCAGCACCACGTCATCGGTTGCGACGAGGCAGCGACGGAGCGGGTATAGCAGACAGTCGTCCTCGGTCGCTTCCCGTGTCTGTTTCTCCATCCCATGCGTGGGGATCTCCGCACCGAGGTTGGGGACCCTGTAATTCCATGAAGTCCCCGGCTTTCCCATATCCATCGGGCATGCCGGGGACCGCTCCGCAGAGCACGTTTGATTCGTGTGCCGAACGATCCGAACCAACTCGGAGAGTTTCGGGTAGCTTTGATCCGATCCGCGTAGTGCGGATATTGTGCGATCATCTGCGCGATGGGGGTTTCTTCGACAACAATCACCGCATATGCACGTTGGAGATCATGATCCCTCCCGATCTGCACGGGGAGCACATCACGAGGCCCCAGCGGGATCAGATCCACATCCCCTTGCCCCGGACCCCAATAATTCCGCCTCCAGATGGGCATGATGTATCCAGTGCTCACACATGCCCATTGGAGCGCACTCTTCACCTTCTGATCCGCGTACGTCCCCTGCCACCACGCGAGATTCAGCCGCGTGAGATTCCCGCTCATCGGGAGGAACATCTCGTTATCGGTGCGGTAGCCCCACAGCGGGCGGAGGTTGGAGATGGTAGCGACTAACTCACGACTCTGCCGTCTCAGTCGATTCACATACACATCGGAGAGATTCTTCGGGATCGCCTCTGCGACCATCCCCGAGATCACTGCCAGCGCCTGATCGAGGAAGGGGTAGACTGCTTGGCCACGGAGGTAATTGGTCCCTTCTTTCCTTGCTTCACTCAGCCATCCCAGCCGCAGGGTGCCCTTGGGGTCTTCCCAACTCTGCGGGCAACGCCACCCTCTGTGAAATCCAAGCGCATTTAGGTCCATAGTGTGCTATGGCATAACACATTTCCCTAGCGTCTGTCTTTCCAATTCGTGTCCTTATCCTGCCAAGGAGCCCGATTACTCGCATCCTGATGTCGATGTTCCATGTGGAACCCAGCTTCATCCTTGATGTTCCGATTGAGGCGGCGATCAGCATCCGCGAAGCACAAGTCCACGAAGCGCTTGGTGTGTTCGGATTGGGAATTGTTCTTAATCGCGAGCAACTTATCCTTATGCTGAGCGAACGTATGCCTCGCGGCTTCCAGCTTCCCATACTCGACCATCCGCAGTTTCTCCGTTTCGCGAGCGTTCATTTCCTTTTCGAAACGGTCTGCGCTTCTACCTGAGAGTTCCACCCGTTGGAACCCACGCGGTGGCTTATCCGTATCTCTCCCTGGAAATCGGTACTCCCCCTTGCTGTTTCTGAACACTACCGTCGGCGCTGCTGTCGTCGCGTTCCTCTCGTAGATCGATCCGTGAGGACAGTGAGGCCAATCGCCCACCTGCACCTTCCGATTACAAAGCTCACAAACTATCGCTCCCATTCCTCTCCCTCCCTTTTCAGTCTCTCCACTTCCCCCTTCCTCCACGTTCCATACTGGGGGAACACCAGATCCGCAATCTCCTCCCCAAACCTCCCCGCGTACTCGGTCCACGAGCATCGTACGCACTGCCCGCACCAGACAATGCGCCCCAGCTTCATACACTTCACGCACACACAGATCGGCGGCTTCCCGGTCTCATGCACGGATTTGCATTTCGGACAGGGATCGAGCGAGAGCGGCCTCGTGGGCTTCACGTTCCCCTCCGCATCCAGCAACGTCCGCTTCATCGTCTCGAAGTCATCAATCGCGGGAGGAGCGATCACATCATCCATTGGAGCTGGAGTCGCACCTTCCGGCATGGGCATCTCATACGGTTGGTTATCGCGTGGCATTAGTTCCCCTCCCACTTCGGCGCGAATCGCTGATCGTATCCATCCCAGGTGTCGGACTGCGGGGTCCAAATTACACGCTCAGTTTCCCCCTCAGAGATGAGTTTCGAGAGCGGGGATTGAGACGGTTGTCGGGCGTACGTCTTCTCCTTCACCTCTCCCATCACCTGCATCTCTTCCATGATCCGCGCCTTGCCAAACATCGACACCAGCGAGTCCCACTCAAACTCGTACAACGATACGAGGATAATGCCGAGCGCCACAAACCGATCATCATGGCACTCGTTCGCGTGGTCGATCCGATCGCGTTCCACGTCCTTCTCAAGGGTGCTGATCTCATCCATGAGCCACGGGGAATCGATATCAACCAGCCCGTTCTTAATCGCCTTCACCCCATGCCCGAACACCTTCGAGCGGAAATTCTCGTTCATCAGCACGCCGAGATAATTCGCCTTCCCCTCATCGATGATTTTCTTATCCGCGCGGACCCAGTTATGGAAATTCCTCCACCCCATCTTCTGAAGCGCGATCTGGCACGCATCGCCGCCGTTGTTCACCTCCACGGCGATCTTCGGTTGCTGGAGATACTCAGTCCCAGCTTCTTTGGTCTGATAGAGTCTTGCGATGCAATGCACCCACGGATGGAGATCATTCGCGGAGATCCAGAGGGAATTGAACTCACACGCCTGCCTCGCGATATGCGTCATCGTAGCCTTCCGCACTACGGCAACATTTGATGCGTCGTTCCCCAGACCTTTCGAAGTGTCGACCCCAACCCCGTACGTTTTCCCATCCCCCGGCGGCTCCCACACGTAGATGATCTTGTCCGGGTTCATCATCGCACTCCAGAGCGAGCGACGGAGAGGGTAGAGCGTATACCTCTTATCAATCAGCAGGGGTTTCCTGTCTGTATCGATCTGCCGACGATCGGGCTTGAGTTCCTCCCGGATCTCATCGGGTGGCCCATCGAGCATGTACATATCGCCCCCGTCGGTGAATGGCGACTTGGCTCCCGCCTGGAGCGCCATCAACACCTCCGCGTCGAACACATTGGAGTACATACTCGAAAAGCACTCGATATCATTCGACGGGCATTCGCGAAGGAAGTTGTTAAGTGTCCCTTTCTCTTTATAGTACTCGCGTGTGTACTCCCACCACCACATCTGCTCTCGCGGCATCTCCCACCCAGCTCCAAGTGCTTCCCTCAGCAACGGATCACTCTGCACATACTCTTTAGCAGAAAGTGCGTGTTTCTCCGTGAGGACACTCGGTTTCCAATCCCTCGGGATCGGATGCTGCCTCTCGTCTGTAACCGTCGGGTACATATCCCTTCCCACGAACCACGGGAGGAACATGGGCCGGAGTCTCGCGACCTGCCCACTCACGCCCCACCGCTCCTTGTTCCACTTCCACTGCTTATGGAACCAACTCTTAATCACCCCCGCCGTGGATTCCAGAATCAAGATTCTACGAGGCCCCTTGTGCATGGCGAACATGAGCGCGGCATCGATATCGGCATCCGGGTCCAACCACTCCGTCACTTCCGACAGGTGTGCGATCGTCGGCGTCTCGCCTCGTGCGAACCCGGTCTTCATCGCTCCGTGATAGACACTCAGCCAGCTTCCAATCCCCCCGAACTCGATGTAGCTGTTCGTCTCATGTTTCGTCATCTGCGGGAGCAACCAGAACGGAATCCGATCGATGCTCTTCTCGATCATCTGGACCATCTTGGCGGATTTCTCCGGATTCGCAGAGCCTACGGCAGCCCGTGAGTTCGGATGGAAGAGTACCCTGTGTTCGATCACGGCTTCGGAGAGCGTTGTGATCCCGAGCTGCCGAGCTTTGAGTGATTGCAGGTCTATGCTGAGCTTCCCTTCCTCCTGCTCAGCCATGATACTCAACACGATCCGCTGAGCAATATTCGGAACCATGCGAACATACTGCTCCGTTTGCCAATCCATAATATGGTGGTAACGGGTCATGAAATATGAAAAGTCCCACTTGCACAGCGCCCGCTCCGACAGAACCGCCCTACGGAGTTTCAACGGGAGTTCTTTGACGAACACTCCCTTATCCACATCCGCATACCCATACAGCTCGTAGTTAAGCGCGATCACTTCGGACACACTGAGCCGTTGGATCTTGAACCCCGGCTCCTTCACGCTAATCTCGCGCTCGGCCCGTGTGAGTTGTCTCTGTGTGACCTTTGCGGAGTACATTACTCTTCGTCCTCGTCAACCCTCGTCGCGACCCCGGAGTATGTCGCTTCCGGGCGTTCCATCCCGCCCCCCTGCTGATTGAGCTGCCCGATAATCGTCGTGCCCCGCTGCTTCTCCACGATCCCCGCGATCTCCAGTTGCATCTTCCGATCTGCGAATCCGAACGCGCCATCGTTGATCGCGACTTTTATGCTGGCCTTCATCATTTCCGGGCTCTTCAGCGCGTTTATCAGCCTGCTCACCTGCCCCCCATACTCACACAACGCCGGAACCACACTCGCAAGGATCGCACTAAACCGCACGTTCATACTGGCGAGTATGTTCTCCA